CCGAGGAGCTTCACGCTCGACTAATCGTGATTGTCGGAGTCATTCTTGCCAGCGTTTTTGCCATCACGGTTATTGGCTTTGTTTATGCGTTGATGTTTGTAACCCAGCCGATCGGCAACCAAGCACCAAATGACGCTGCTTTTATAGACCTGCTATCAACTTTGACCGTTTTTATGACTGGCACGTTGTCAGGCTTAGTGGCCTCAAACGGACTAAAGTCAAAACCGAAAGAAGGAGCCAAAGATGTTGAAGCCTAAAGACAAAGCCTTACTCGCCTCATACGGTCGCTCGGTCATCGCAGCGGTCATCGCGGTTTACTCAACAGGCAACACAGACCCAGCCGATCTAGGCAAGGCAGCGCTCGCCGCGCTTGTACCAGTTCTCATCCGATATGTGAACCCGAAAGACTTGGCATTTGGTCGTGGCAATAGCCAAAGCTAAAGCAGGCGTCCCAAACGCACGCGACTACATAGGCAACGCCGATGGTGCATCACCAGCACCACGTGCCGGCATGAACGAATGGATAAAGCAAGCCATTGCAGCGTCTAATGGCGCGCTTTGGAATAACGGGTCTTGGGGTCAACGTGACATGCGCGGTAAACCAGGTTCTTTGTCGGTGCACGCAACTGGCAGAGCTGTTGATCTGTCGTATCGCAAAAGCGAAAAGAACCCAAAAGCAGGCCGTAAAGAAGCGCTGGTCTTCATTGACAAACTGGTCGCTAATGCCAACGATCTTGGCCTGCAATGTATTTTGGATTACTTCCCAGAACCACAAGGTCGAGCATGGCGTTGTGATCGGTATGCATGGCTTAAGTATGACAAGCCAACAATTCACGGTGCACCAGGTGGCGATTGGTTTCATATTGAGATAACCCCACAGGCCGCCGACTCGGTGATCTGGGTTAAAACCGCATTCTTAAAGGTGTTTGGGGAAATCCCACCCAAGGCTTGATCTATGTTCTAGGGTCGGAGTACCGACAAAAGGACAGGCAATGACTGACCCACAGATCTTTGATTACAGCGTCTATACAGGAGTGATGGACAACGGCCAAGAAATCTTGGTTCAGATCTTTACTAACCCAGAATCGGGCAAGTTCCTTATGGGACAAATTGCATTCAGATCGCACGTTTCATCATGGGGCGTGCCCATACCTTTGGAGAAACGATGAACTATTTTGCAGAGAAAATCATAGGGCTAGTGCTTTGTACGGTCTTTGGCTTTACGGTCGCTGTGGGGGCTCCTGACGCGTCTGGTAGCCCGTCTGGGACTATCGCCTTAGCGCCTTATTTGCTGGAGCCAAGCACTACTACGTCAAGCACGTCGTCCACGATTTACATTGACCCGTACAGCTCGGCTTGTGAGCAGTTCAGCGCGCTTGCGGTAAACCTGGGCTGGCCACAAAACGAGCGCACCGTGCTCGAATCCGTCATGTTCCGTGAATCACGTTGCATACCGAACGCGGTCAACAGCAAAGACCCAAACGGTGGGTCGCGCGGACTAATGCAGATCAACGGATTCTGGACACCATGGCTAACCGATGCGGGCATTATCACTAGCGCAGAAAACTTGTTACAGGCTGATGTTAATTTGCGTGCAGCGTTAGCAATTTACAATTACGGCGTAGAACGTCACGGTTACGGCTGGGGGCCATGGAGTGCGACTAAATGAGTGAAGGCGTGGCATGGAATCAAGGCGAACTATCAGAAGAAACCCGACGAATGGTAATGGAGCAAATGATGACAACAAAACACGACATGGCAATTTTCAATTTGATTAACGAAATTGCGGACATAAGCACTAACCCGCACGCAAGCATTATTCAGCGTCTTAAAGGCATGAAGAACTCGTTGTCATTAGAAGAACCAATGCCATTGCACGATGTGACTACACTCGACTTAGCAATCAAAGCATTACAAGCACATTCCTAACCGACAAGGAGATTCCGACAATGAAAACCTGCACGATCTGCAAAGGCTCAATCGCCTACCCAGACATTCAAGGCAAAACACATTTCGTCTGTGACGGCCGTGTGCCGGCAAGAAAACCGTTTGCTGTTGGCATGGCATTATCGCAAGCAAGCGCAGATACCAAATGGACACCTGAAGAACAACGCAAAGTTGACGCTGCAATCGTGCACGTTGCGCGCACTAAAGGCTTCTTTACATCTGATGACATTTGGAAACACCTGGGCGATCAGTTCCCAGTTACTAAGGGCATCGCAGGACGGCTAAACGCAGCTGCGCGTCGTGGCATTATCCGCAACACGGGCGAACTGGCATACGCCCAGCGCGGTGGCGCACATGATCATGCACAACGTCTAAGCGTCTGGGCAGGCATCTAATGGGCTTTGACCTAAGCAATTACGAAACAGTTGAGCAACGGCTTGTGCGCTGGTGGGCTGCATACCCGAACGGGCGCGTGTACACGATGATGATGAACTACACAGGCGATGCTTGCGTGTTCTATTGCGAACTGTACGCCGACAAAGAAGACAAGGTGCCAGTCGCTACGGGCTACGCGGAAGAAGTCAAAAGCGACCGCGGTGTTAATGCCACGTCGTTTGTGGAGAACTGTGAAACCAGCGCGATTGGTCGCGCAATTGCCAATTGCCCATTACAGGCGCCTGCTAGTGGCCCTAGGCCGTCACGCAATGAGATGCAAAAGGTCGAGCGCCTAACCACATCACCGCAACCGCAAGTGCACACACCCTCTGGCGCATTTGCCACCCCTAAGCAAATTGGCTACATCAAAAAACTAGCCAAGGACAAAGGCATGGATGATCTGGCATTGCTAGAGATGATTCAACTTAACCTAAACGATGACAGCGCGGTGCTAGAGCTGCTTAAATCGCATGAAGCAAGCAAGATCATTGAGCGCCTGAAATGAGCGCGTTTGACGATAAACAAACTGGGGCAACACCTATTGAAATCGTTGACTATTTGCGCGGTGTTATTGACACCCTGCGCGCCGAAAAAGCATTGCTAGAAAAGCGATACAAGGATTTAGAAGCAAGCCGCGAAACATGGCAGAAACTTGCTGCAGCATGGGAATGGTTAGCAGACAACAAACGGATTGTGCCCGCTGATGAAGATTGACGCCAAGATCAGCGAAGCCGACTTTAAGGACATGGTGATTAGCGTTGCAAAGCGTTACGGCTGGCTTGTGCATCACGATCTGCCGGCACAGAACACTCGAGGACGCTGGATGACAAACGTACAAGGCGATGCAGGATTTCCTGATCTGTTCATGGTGCACCCATTCCAAGGCGGTAGGCCGTTGGTTATTGAGTTAAAGGCAGAAAAGGGCAAGTTAACGCCTGGACAAAAGATTTGGTTAAACGCTTGTGAGATGGCTGGGTGTCATGCAGCGGTATGGAAGCCCAGCGACATGGAGTACATTCTCTACACCCTTAGCAATCCGAAAGCATAGGAACAACATGAACAATCAAAACATTGAGTCAATGGTTCACAAGATTCGAGCCATATTCCCATCACAGCAAATCTCGTTCAACGTAGTCATTGAGGTTTGGCAACAAGATCAGTTTCTGCAATCAGTAACGCCAGATGAAGTAAGAAAAGCCATGCCATTGGTTGAAGAGTTTGGCAAGTTCCCGTCGTTGCCACAGATGCGCGACATGATTAGAAAAGCCAATCACAAGGACATCCAAGAAAAGAAATGCAATGATTGTGACGGTAATCGTTGGTTGACTGGCATTGACCTGATGTTGGTTGACGCCACCGCGCATCCATCGTTGCAATACAGGCAGGTGCAAGGCGTTTATACTCAAACATTCAGCAATCATGAATACACGTATGCGAAGCGCTGCAAGTGTTCACCAATGTAAGTAAATAACAATTGGCTAGTAGCAGGTGTGTGCCTCGGTCGCATGAGGTGGGCAGTAAACAGGGAAACCTGGGTAGATCGGTGCGCCCTAAATCATGCAAGACGAAATGAGTTAGGCAAAGCATCGAGGCGAGCTGTAAACATAATCAGCTGATGAGTGCAAAGGGTACGGGTTAGGGCAACCCCGTGGGTGGAGCATTCATCCCTGTATGTCTAATCAGTTCGCATAACATACAAACAAACATCCCCCCCCCGACAAGGCACAACGATGACACGCAAACTCACAGAACACGACACCACGATTTACAAGCAAGCACGAGCAGAACTCCTGCGCGACCAACCATTGTGTCATTGGTGCAAACGCAACACAGCAACAGAACTAGACCACCTAGTCGAATCAGATAAAGGCGGAACAATAGAAGACGGATACGTCGCAGCATGCAAGCCATGCAACTCTGCGCGCGGAGCAACATACCGAAACAAAAAACTTGCAAACGCAAAACACGCAAGGGAAAAAGCAATAAACGATTTTTTATACAGCTCCGAGATGCCCCCGAGCCCCATCCATCATTTTGTCGCCACCAGCCCGAACCAGCCTGAACTAGCGCCAACTGGCCATGACCGACCGCGCTTGGAAACGATGGTGCCAGATCATGCCGGCTCACTAGCTGGGCTTGTGGGGGACATGGCTAAGAAGGTGCTGCAGATTGATTTGATGCCTTGGCAAATACATGTTCTTGAAGGGATGCTGGCGGTTGACGCTGATCAGAAATTTGTGCATCGCTCGAGCCTTGTGTCGGTTGCACGTCAGAACGGTAAAACCACAATCATCCAAGCGCTTATCCTGTTTTGGCTTGTGGAGATGCCAAAGATACGTGGCGGTAAACAAACTGTTGTTTCGGGCGCGCACCGATTGGATTTGGCGTGTTTGTTGTTTGATGATTTGGCACCAATCCTTGAGGAGTACTACGGCGCAAAGATTGTCAAGTCATACGGCCGTTATCAGGCGACGATGCCAGACGGCAGCAAGTGGTGGGTCAAAGCATTAAAGCCAAACCAAGGTCACGGTATGAGCATTGACTTAGTGATCGTAGACGAGTTGTTTGACGTCAACCCTGACTCGGTAGAAGGCGGTCTGTTGCCGGCACAGCGCGCACGCAAAAACCCCTTGGCTTGCTTTTTCAGTACAGCTGGGACGGAAGAAAGTGTGTTGTTCCAGCGCTGGAGAGAGGCAGGAATTAGAGCCATAGACAAAGGCGAGCCGTCAACGATGTACATGGCCGAGTGGTCGCCCGACCCGAGCCTTGACCCGCTGCATCCTGCGTCATGGGCGTGGGGTAATCCTGCACTTGGTTACACCTTGGACATGGACACAATCAGGCAAGAATCGACTAACCCTGATCGCGCGTCGTTCTTGCGCGCATCCCTAAACCTTTGGGTGAGTGTTGTGCGCGGGTGGATTGAGCCAGGGCGTTGGCCGTCCTTGGAATACACAGGGGACATCCCCAGCGGTGGTGTCGTGGCAATCGAGTCATCGCTGGACGATTCTCGATACAGCGCAACTAGATGCGTCAACTTGTCAGACGGTCGGGTGCTCGTCACCGTTGCGTTTATCGCCGAGTCAATCACAGAACTGTGGGACAACGTGCAAGAACTAGCCAAAGACCCCACAATCAGGTTTGCCCTGTCGCCAACCGTGGACGCAACCTGCCCACCAAACATCGAGCGCCGCCGAGTCGTCGTTGGCTACGCCGAACTAGGACGGTTTACACCACTTGCCAAAAACATGATCGCCGAAGCACGCCTATTGCACACAGGCGAAAAACTGTTGGCTGAACATGTCCAGCGCGCTGTTGCTGTTCGCACGGACAACACGATCGTTCTGTCGAGCAAGCGATCACCTGGGCCAATTGAGTTAGCGCGAACAATGGTCTGGGGTATCGGCTTATGTGCTCGTCCAGTTAACAGCGGAAAGCCCATGCTTGTCGCGGTAAATAACTAAGATAAACGCGGCGACCGCGCACCTTGCCTTTTGTCGGAATCGGATAAGTCATGCGCGGTTGCCACTTATATGACAAAGTAGGAACATGGCGATCTTTAACAAAACCCGTAAAGCAGCGATAAGCCCAGCGCCTAGCGTGGCAGCTGCAGTCGCTGGCGGTTACACAAATAACGCTGCTGGCGTGAGCATGATCGGCCAGTATTACAGTTACCAAGAAGGCGAAGCACGCAATCGCGCGATCAGCGTTCCAACGATCAACCGCGCTCGAGATTTGATGGCGTCGGTCATTGGCTCAATGCCGTTGCGCTCATACAACGAGTTTTGGAACGGCGAAGAAATGGAAAGCATTTACATTGCGCCGCGTTCATGGTTGCGCCGACCAGACCCAACCGTGCCATACCAGTTCATTATGTCTTGGACGCTTGATGACCTAATGATGTTCGGTCGCGCATTTTGGTATATCACATCACGCACCGCCGACGGCTACCCTGCCACGTTCACTCGACTGCCTGCCGGCTCAATTACCACAACCGACATGGTTGGGCCAGTCTGGTTTGCACCGTCTAAAGAGGTTTACTTCAACGGCGGAATGCTAGACCCAACAAACCTTGTGCAATTCCTATCGCCAGCGCAAGGAATGATTTACTCGGCACCTGGCGCAATTGAGACCGCGCTAAAACTTGAAGCAGCACGCAACCGCAACGCATCGTCAAGCATTCCTGCAGGTGTACTGAAGCAGACAGGTGGCGAGCCACTTAGCGCGCAAGAACTTGCTGATTTGGCTAGCGCGTTTAACGCCGCTCGAGCAACTAATCAGACTGCAGCGCTTAACGAGTATTTGACATACACAGAAACAAACAGCACACCTGACAAGATGCTTTTGATTGAAGCATCGCAATATCAGGCGCTTGAAATGTCGCGTCTGGCAAATGTTCCGCCGTATTTGGTGGGCGTTGCTACAGGCGCATACTCGTATCAGTCAAGCCAGCAAGCACGCGCCGATCTCTACTTATTTGGCGTCAAGTTGTATGCCGATGCAATTGCAAGCGCGCTCTCAATGGACAACGTCCTACCGCGCGGAACTTATGTTGAGTTTGACGCGGATGAATACCTAGAAGAAAACTTTATGGCCGACCGCGCAGACGATGAAGTAATTGTTAGAGAAAACACACAAGAGGAGTTATCACAATGATCAAACTAATTGCAGGAGAATTCACGCTTGACGCCGCTAAAGGCGACGCACCACGCCGCACCATTAGCGGAGTAGCAGTTCCGTACAACGTGCCGGCAGTAGTCAGCGATGGCACAGCTGTGATCTTCCGCCCAGGCTCATTGCCAGTCGAGGGAAAAGCACCACGTCTTTTTATGTATCACCAAGCCGATATGCCAGTCGGAATTGTTTTGGAAAGAGTGTCAACAGAGGACGCAATGCTGTTTACAGCCAAAATCAGCGCAACTACCCTTGGCAACGACGCTTTGGTTATGGCCTTAGACGGCACCATTGACCAAGTATCCGTTGGCGTAAATCCGACCAAGTTCTCGTATGACGAAGAAGGAACAATGATCATTGAGTCAGCCGACTGGATGGAATTGTCCCTTGTTCCGATTGGCGCTTTCGGCGATGCAGCAAACATCACCAAAGTCGCAGCGAGTATCCACCAAGAGCCCGAAGAAGTAGTGTTAAATGAAGAAGTAACCCCAGTAGAGGAGAAACCAGAAATGTCCGAAGTAAACGAAACCGCAGTTGAGGCAACCATCCCTACTGCACCAATTTTTGCACAAGCAAAGCGCAAGTTTGATTTGCCAACACCAGGCGAATACCTCGCAGCAATGCACATCGGCGGAGAAACTTTCCGCAACGTTGCAGCAGCCGCACGCGAATTTGCAATCTCAAAGCAGTCAGCACTTCAAGCAGCTGCAGGCGATGTACTCACCACGGACACACCTGGTCTTTTGCCAGTACCAGTCCTTGGGCCAGTATTTGATGACCTGAACTACATCCGTCCAGTAGTCACGGCAGTTGGCGCTCGCGCAATGCCAGACGGTGGACAATCAAAGACATGGATCCGCCCAACTTGGACAACCCACACCTCGGTAGGTTCACAATCACCTGAACTTGCTGGAGTATCAGCAACTACGCCAGTAATCGCGTCAAATGTTGTTACCAAGACCACGCTTGCCGGTCAAGTTACTTTGTCAGTACAAGACATCGACTTCACTTCACCTGCAGCAATGGAAATCATTTTGCGAGACCTCGCAGGCCAGTACATGTTGCAATCAGACGCAGTTGCATGTAACGCAATCCTCGCAGGCGACACCGCATCAGGTTCAACCTGGACAGTTACAGCTGACAACCCAACATCGTTGATCGCAGCATTGTACGACGCAGCAACCGACATCCTCACCGCAACCAACTTCCTGCCTGACCACATTTTCGTCAGTCCAGACGTATGGAAAAAAATGGGAAGTCAGTTGGACGCAGACAAGCGACCAATTTTCCCATACACCGGCGCAGCAGGACTCATGGGCATCAACGGACTCGGCACAGGCGGCGTAACACAAATGAACACGTTCAACCCATTGGGATTGAACTTGGTCGTTGACCGCGCATTTGCCGACAACACGATGGTTGTAGCACGCGGATCTGCGATTGAGTTCTACGAGCAAGTTCGTGGAATCATGTCAGTAGAAGTACCTGCAACCTTGGGTCGCACATTCTCCTACTACGGCTACGTCTCAACCTTTATCGCAGACGGCGATCAGGTTAAGTCAATCGCAATCGCCTAGTCGAGAGCGGAGCATCCGCTCATGGCAACATACACGGTTACCAACAAGTACCTAATTGATGACTTTGCCGTACTGCAACTCCTGACCCCCAGCGAGATTGCAGTCGGCCAGTCAATTACGGTTGCAGGCGTTGACGCCACATTTAACGGCACTTACAGCGTGCGCGCATTGCCACAGTATTTGTTTATTGGCGTTGATACAGAAGGCGACCTGCTTTACGACTATCAAATGCCAGTTGCAGATCAGGTGCTTTACGCCAAGGTCGCTAACAATGTGGAACGCACCGCCGCGTCTGGCACCGTCTCGTATGACCCTGTTTGCACGTGGGTTACAGCTGCGCAAGTTGCAACATATTTGGGTATAAACATTCCTAACCCGTCAGATGACTACACGTTGCTCACGCAATCGGTGTCAGCTGGTAATCAGTTCGCATATCGCAGGCGTCAGGAATCGGGCTATATCGACTCCCTAACGACCTCTCCTGGCGGTGACGCAACATTGGGCACTTTGATGTATTGCGCCGCTCTATGGCGCTCTAGGGGCTCAATAGAGGCAACCTACGCCACGTTTGACGGCATGGGTTCGGCACCACAGCAAAGCCTGACCCCGATCGTCAAGCAGCTGCTTGGCATCCCACGTCCAGCGGTTGCCTGATGTCGTACACCGACCTGTTTAACGAAGCGATTGATGACGTCACCGCGACGCTTACCGCGGTAACTGGGCTCCGTGTAATAAATGATGCAACCAAACTTGTTAGTAACTCGGTTTATTTGGACGCGCCAAACTTCACGACTATCGCAGGAAACGGCAACGTGATACGCCTCGAGTTTCCCGTCAAAGTAATCGGCTCGGGCCCAGCAGGTCTGCCGGTACTGCGTCAGATTCTTAGCATTGTTGCAACCGTGCTTGGCTCAAAGATCATCGTGATGGGTGGCCGTCCGTCAAGCCTTGAAATCGGTGGCGCGTTGTATCCGTGCTATGACCTTGATTGCGCTATCCAAGCCCAGACTTCGTAATCCACAACTAAGCAACACAAATCATCTACTATCAGAACATAACCTAAGGAGCATTTATGGCCAGTAGCACTTACCTCTCAAACCCAGTCCTGACAATTAACAGCGTTGATTTGACCGACATGTGCAGCGCAGCGACATTGACCTATTTGGTTGAAGCGCTTGAAGACACCGCGTTCGGCACTAACTCACGCAGTTACACCGCAGGCCTTGTCAACAACGAAGTGACATTGACGATGTACGCATCGTTCGCAGCGACCGAAACCTACGCAACCTTGTTTCCGTTGGTTGGCACTAAGACCAACATCACATTGACCCCAGCGTCAGGTGCAGAGTCAGCAACTAATCCAAAGTTTATTTTGACTGGTTGTTATCTTGAGTCGTTGCCAGTTATCAACGCATCCCTTGGCGAGTTGTCAACCTATGACCTCACGTTTATGGGTGGCGCGCTAACGCTTGACACGACCGCACCATAATCACGGCTCCAAGCCGACATAGGAGAAACATGAAAATTAAGTTGCAGTTAAAGCGCACGCCCGACAGCGCGCCCGAGTACTACTACACAAATCTGTTTGTAGTTACGGAATGGGAACGCCTTGAGCGTCGCAACATTCAACAGCTCTCGGCAAACCCGTTGTACTCGGATTACGCCTGCTGGATGCACACGATCTTAAAAATCAAAGGCGAACAAGTTGGTGACAACTGGCGCGAATGGCTTAGCAAAAACCCTGACATCGACATTCTGCCGGTACTGGACGAGACAGACCCAAACCCTACGGACGCGGCACCTACCGCCGCCAACTAGCAGAGATATTGGTCGCGGTCGGTTGGTGGCCTAGCGACATTGTGTTTGACGCTCGAGATATGGCAACGGTCATTAAAGTGCTTAACGAG